CGTTACTTCACTATCACTATAACTTTTAATTTCTAAAATATTACAATGTGGATCTTTAATAAAGAACGTTTCTTGTTCAAGCATTTTGCCTTCAAACCGTATAAAAGGTTTAAGCAAATAGCCAATGTTATGTTCTTCTACACGTCTTTTAATCTCATTATAGGCACTACGACTTAAATGTACTCCGAAGTGAGGAACCATTACATCGTTCATAGTATCTACATGATGTGCTTCAAATTTAGGTTTTTTAGTTGGGTCACTTGAGTGAAGAGTTAATTCATTACCGAAGAAATTAATGTCAATCCAATTAGGAAGTTCTTTATCTGCTGATTCACAACCTAGCATATTAACATAGAAATTTACGGCTGAATCCATGTCTCCCACTTCAAGTGCTAAATGAAATGTCGAGCTCATGCCCTGTCTCCTAGAAAAGAACTTTTTACTAGGTTTCTATCTAGAAAAAGAACTTTTTACTAGGTTCTATCTAGGTATGAACAGTATTTATTAAAAATGGAGCGGATGGTCGGAATCGAACCGACAGCATTAGCTTGGAAGGCTAAGGTATTACCACTATACGACACCCGCATTATCTTATTATATAATCTTATGTTGGAAAAGTCAACCGTTCAAGTAGCACTTCTATTTACTTAAAACATCATAAATACAGTATAGGAAACGGAACAATGAGAAAACGCACACGATCTATACTAGAAGAACTTAATAGCATACATAGAACTGCTGATAATGATGCTTTAATACAGTCTACAGGGCATAATTTAATAGAAAGTTCTATTAATTTGCTTAATAGGATTACTGAAAGCTATTCTACAGATACAGCTTCTGAATTAGAAAGACGCTTTATTAATAGTATAAGAAGCGGTGACCCACGCAAATTTAAACGTGGGATTGATAGAATTATTGAAAGTAAAAGGCAATCTGATGATTCTTAACGAAGGTGGTAACATATTCAAAACTGCAACTGGTGAACCAGCGACAGTTCGAATCAATAAAGCTGATGTTAAGCCTACGCTTAAATGGTTAGAAAAGATCACCAAATTAGATCATACAAATCATATGCTAGGTAGTACTGGTGTTAAAGATACTAGTGGAGACTTAGATGTTGCAATTGATAAAGAAAAAGTTGACAAAAACGAATTAGTAAGTATACTACAAGCCTGGGTAGTTAAAAATTACCCAAAAGAAGATCCAAAGCATTGGATTAAAAAATCAGGAATATCAGTACACTTCAAAACACCAATCAATGGTGATCCAAAGAATGGCTATGTCCAAACTGATTTAATGTTTGGCGATCAAAAATTTATGAAATTTGCTTTAGGAGGAATGGATGCAAAGAGTAATTTCAAAGGTCAACATCGTATGATAATGATTGCCTCTCTTGCTAAAGCTCAAGGTTACAAGTGGTCTCCTCAAAATGGATTAGTAGACAGATTAACTAACGAGCCTACAAAAAAAGCTAAAGACCCAGAATTCATTGCTAAAACTTTAATGGGACCAACAGCGACAGCAAAAGATCTACAAAGTGTAGAATCAATTAATAACAAAATTAAATCAGATCCTAACTACGAGGCTTTAGTAAAAGATGCTAAAGACTGGTTTGAGAAGGATGGACTAGAGCTACCATAATGAGATTTTTTGAATTTAAACAAATTGTAAATGAAGTAGAAGCACGTATCCAACACGCAGAAGATGTTGTCTTCTGGGAAGGATCAGCTGGTGCAAAAAGAGCCTTAAAGGCATTATCTAATATGGCTAAAGGTGAAACTAAAGATGTTACAATTAAATGGGACGGCTCACCAGCAGTAATATTTGGACGTGATGATAAAGGTAAATTTATTTTTACAGATAAGTCAGGCTTTGGAGCAAAAGGTTACGATGGTAGATCACAAAGCGGAGATGACTTAGAAAATATGTTGTTAGGCAGAGGCAAGGGTGGAGAAAAATCAGATAGTTATAAAGCATTTGCGGCCAACATGAAAGACGTGTTTGACGAATACGAAAAAGCAGTCCCTAAAAAACATAGAGGATTTTTTAAAGGAGACTTATTATATTTTAATAAGCCACAAATAGTTGACGGTGCATATACTTTTAAACCCAATACTGTACAATACAAAGTTCAAACAGACAGCGACTTAGGTAAAAGAGTAGGTAAAAGTAAAACAGGAATTGTTATTCACAGAGTTGTTGATGCTAATGGTACAGAAGGACCTTTAACAGATTCAGATATATTTGAAGGAAACGAAGTATTAGTATTACCGCCAGTAACTACACAAGCACCTCCACAAATAGATACAACTGGAATTAAAAACTTAGATTCTATTATTAGTAAGAATGGAACGGCAATTGATGCTCTATTAAATCAAGAAACATTACGTAACATGAAAGTTAGTGACTTTCCTCAAATACTATACACTTATACAAATAGATGTGTAGATGATAAATGTTTAGATAATTTAGGAAAAGATTTTGTACAATGGTTAAGTGGAAGTAAAGTTAGTAGAATTAAACAAGGTAAAATTATTGAATACCTTAAAGCAAATATGCAAGGCGTAAACGCATTATGGCAAACTGTTTCAGGCATTATGAAAGTGAAAGACGACATTGTACAACAACTAGATCAACAACCTGCTGATGTAAAAGCAACAATAGGTAACACACCAGGTGGTGAAGGTTATGTATTAGCCCACCCAGGTGGTGATTTAAAATTAGTTAACCGCAGTAATTTTAGTGCGGCTAACAGAGCAATCAAAAGGGAGACTATTATGAGAGCAAGTGAATTCGACAAAGATGATGATTTCGAATTAATGAAAAAAGATAAAATAGACCCTGCTGACATTGATGATGCTGGTATCAGTCCTGGATTTAAAAATGACACTATATTTGACCAACTAGGTAAAATATTAGATTCAGCTGGCAATCCAAATCCAAGAGATACTATAGTAACAGACGATAACAAAAAGTTTAAAGTTTCAGTACCACAAGCTAAAACATTAAGAATGATGCTTACTACTGATAAAGTTAAACCAGCTGTACGTTTTGAGTTTACTAAAGCTATTCAAAGTTCAGAAGGACTAGCACCATTTCTAAAGGTAAAAGATCCTAAAGAAATGATAAACATCTTTGCTGACAAATATATGAAGTAGAAAACGTTATGGACCTAAACTTTTTAGAAGAGATCTATGAAGCGAGGATGACTCGTAATTCAACAGACCAACGTCAGTTAACATATACTGATTGTAGTGAGCGTCTATATCTGTCTCTATTAATTCTAGAAGTTTTAAGGAAGTATCCTTCATTTACACCAATAGCAAATGGTTATGCACGAAATACAGTAACCAATAATAACTACAAGCATTTTCGTATACACGCAACAGATTTATATAACTTAATATATTTTGTTAATGGTGACGAAGATGCAATGAATAAATTAAAAGACCCTGCATCAGCAGTGGCAATGCGTAAACGTACAAAACTTCCTATAATGCGACTTAATGGATATCTACATCAAGTAGCAAGTGGCTTTTCAGGAAGTAACTCCGAACTGTTTATTAATATAGAAAATGCTTTACGTATTAATAATTCTGAATACAAAGCAATTAGACGCCAAGTAGCTAATTTTAAGAGTCTTGGAATGTTAGATAAAAAGAAAGTTGTAACAAAACTTCTATTAGCTACAAGAGCCAAACTAAGAAATAGTGATTTAATTCCTCACTTAGAAGAATTAGCCGCACAGAGAGATTTAGAAACAGGACAGGTTGCTGACAATGAACCAACTATTAGTACGCCTGATGCACTTCCAACAACTAATAAAGACTTAATGTTTTATAGATACATTGTTGGTCCTCGTAATTTAGTTGGTACTAAAAAGTTTTTAGATATGGCTAAACAAGGTAAAAGTGTACCTTCCCCATTCGTTCAAGCCTACTTACCAGCTATTCAAATGTTAGATGATATAGTAAAAGCTGGCCCAGGATACATCACAATGCTCAGAGCACTCCAAAAACGAGCAAAAATGAACACAAAGTAAGCCAAAAACTCCAAAAAGACTAAATATATATAACTGACATACAAGAGAAACGTATGTTAAGTCATTAGAGAAAACAGGAGAAATAAAATGGCTGGAGTAGCAAGAGTAACAGGAATAGGTCACGCACATCAGACCTTATATTCAACAGCAAACTTAGGTTTTTACGTAATCGACGCAGGCGGATCATTAGCAGGCGAAGGTGGAATCGGCAAAGCCTTAGAAGCAATTGCACAAGCAATTAACCCATTAGCTTTCAATTCTGAAGGTACAGCTGGATTAGTTAACGTAGTAGTTGACGATTCACAGTGGGACGCGGCGGCTTTACAAGCGGCAGTACGTCACCTAGGAACTACAGTAGGTTCTGGAGACTATGACGCAAGTGCGGCAACGGCAACTGCTGGTGGACAATTTATAGTATCTGCGTAATTTAATTACACTTTACTATTAAACACTATAGAAAAGGGCTCAGTTTATACTGGGCCCTTTTTTTGTGGCCGATAAGTATAACTAATCATGCAATCACTAGAAATTAAAACATTAGTAGATATTACACAAACTGGCCAAACCAAATTTAAAAGCCAAGATAGACTATTAATTAACCAACAGGCAAATTGGAATACTTTCCTTCAAGTTTTAAGTATGCGTATAAATCCTATATTTGATGGTAGTCCAGTTAAAGTTACCCGTGCATTAGAGCCTGAAGAATTTGGTTCTGATTATAAAGAAAAAGAATACAATGTTTGGGAATTTAAATTCCAAAGTGAACGTGATGAAGCATTAACACCCGAAATGTTACGTGAGGACTTCGATTTAATACCAGTTATTAAAGGACTAGAAGAATCTATAATAAATAATAGTGATGCGTTCCGAACTACTGGGATGGCACAAAATATTGTGTTTATGTATGCAGATAATAAAGAAAGTCTCGAGACATAAATATAATTGTGAAAGAGTTAAGTTAGATTGCTAGTTCACCAGGCACTTAAAAACATATAGCAGGCGATTACATATTAGGCCCCTTCCACGATAATTAACGGAATGGAGAGATATAATGGCGAAAAGTGCCATAGTAAAAAGTGACGTAGAAAAAGATAACCTAGAAGCTCATGTGGCTCTTTGCCACCAACGCTATGAGAATCTAGAACGCAGATTAACTACAATTGAAGACAAAGTCGAACATATCCATACCGATATAATCCACGGCAATAAATCAATGATGAAAGTAATAGTAGGAGCCACAGGTACTATTATAGCTGGCTTACTTTCCACCCTTGTTGTATTGCTCATGAATTTTAACTAATCCCCCTTACATTAACATAAATACACGTATGCTGTTACGTGAACTCTATAATCATCTAGACGAGAAACAAATCTGGGGTAGATCCGGACAAAAAGTAGTACGGAAGTTCCGATGTACTGTAGGTCGTCGCAAAGGACGTATTGTTAAAAAAATTGCACAATGCTTTGCCTCGCCTAATATAAAAGCTAGAGTTACAATGAAGCGTACTAGAGGCAGGGTTGGCGCTAAGATGATGCGTAAACGTCAAAAAACAATGCGTACAAACCCAGCATCAAAACGAGTACAAGCATTAAACAAAGCTAGTGCTAAGAAGTCAACAGCTAAAAAGGCAGTAGCAAGAAGTTTTAGAAACTTTAAACCAGGTAGATCTTTACCAAAACCTCTTAAAACTTATAAACCAAAGAAGGCTAAAAAGTAATGAAGGTAGCTGAAATAACAGAAGGAATTCTTACTGAAGGTGTACAGCAAATTTGGGGTAGATCTAAAGGTAAAGTTGTTAAGAAATACAGATGCACTACTGGAACTAGAAAAGGACGTATTGTTGCATCACCTACAACTTGTAATGCTCCTAAAAAAATAAGTAGTATGATTACAATGAAGAAAGCTAGAAGGTTACGTAACCCAGTACTTCAAGTAAAAGCTAGTAGGCGTAAAAGAGCAGGTGTGGCTTCACAACGTATTGCATCATTAAATAAACCATTAGGACAAAAAAGATATGGCAAAGCTCAATCTCGACGTAAATCTTTAGGTAAAGCAAGTAGAATTAAACCTAGACATACACAGGTATCACGTAAACAATCTGCACCACAAAGAGGATTAAAAAAGAGAGCAAAGTCAACAAGAAAGAAAATTTAGAGTAAATACTATTATGAGAGCTTACGAATTTACAAAACCTATAGAAGAAGCAAAAGTCGTAGAGATTGTTCCTACTAATGAAGCTACTCCAAATCTCGGAGCAGTTGCTGGTAGGGTCGGTCAAGCTATGGGAGATTTAGCGTCAAAAGGTGCAGGAGCGGCGGCGGCTATGGGACAAACATTAAACAAAGCTAAACAAGTAGGTTCCAAAGTGGCCAAATCGGCGAAAGCGGCAATCAAAAAAGGACAAGACAAAGTAGCCTCAGCAATCCTTAAAAAAGGATCACAATTAGCAATTCCAACAGACGGTGGAAAAGAAGAAGAATTCGATATCGTAGATATTAACGGAGACGAAGTTACATTAAAGAACCCAGTACCCAAAAAGGGTGAACCACAAGGTTTCGTTTATAAAAAAGATGAACTAGATGCTATAGTAAAAGCTAAAGCAGATAAAGTTGCAGGAAGCGATCCTGCAGGCGGTGGTAATCCAGCAGGACAGGTAGTATAATGAAAATTAACGATCTCGTAGGAGAATTTACAATAGCAATGAGTAATGAAGAATCAGAAGTTCTTAAAAAACTCGATAATCCATTACCATTACATTCTTTTCCCGAACGTGAGCAATTCGTTATTGAAGGACTTATCCGTAAAGCACTGGTAAGTAAAGTACGCAATAACAATATGACGTTGGTAGTTGCTAATGAAGACTTCTAAACTAGCACAAGATTTAGATACTATTATGGAAGCAGGACTTCAAGAAGTCTTTATTCCCTATGCTAAAGGTAATAGCATACGTATTAAGAATACTGTAATTAGACGTTCCAAGCAAGGATTTTTAATATTTGACGTTAAAAACAGTAAACGTATAGCAGAAACATTTAGTAAGCGTGGAGCAATAGCTTATGCTCGTTGTATATCCAAAAATAAGGAAGATGAGCTTAATACTGTACTACATTTGGATCAAAAGCTAGGAAAGTACTATATGGATAGCTTATATGCTAAAAATACCATTGAAAAGACGTCAGATAGGTTTAGACAAGAGTCTGCTTTAACACTTTTTGATATAGCGAAGGACAAAACATACGAATATACGTGTCAACTTGACGACTATATCTTTGACGATTGATGATAAATAACTATAACACTTAGGATAGGAATATAAGATATGAAAATACATGAACTATCAAAACCATTAACAGCAAATGCGTTGAATGAAAGTCTTGGCAAAAATTTCGGGCAAAAGCTTCGACTAGAATCTTTTACTCTAGCACAACTGGAAGACGCACGAAACAGACTAAGAACTCAGTTAGCAGATGTTGAAACTAATGAGAGCTTTGAAACTGTTCATAGTAGCGATGCTTACCAAAGAGGTAAATTATTCCTTGACACAATCAACAAAGAAATTGCTGAGCGTGATGAATGGGTCGTAGAAGCTGATAAAGACCCACAAACAGATTTTACTAAATGGCTTAAAGGTACTCACGATAAGTCCGTAAGAGAACTTAAAGGAAATGAGTACGTTAAAATGTCAAAAGAATTTCAGGCAAGCAAAAGCAAAAAAGATGAAGCTGTAGTTAAAGAAGGCGCAGAAGAATCAGCTCAACTAGTAATGGCCGCAAAGGACATGGTTGACAGAATTACTGGCTGGATGGAAGATACAGCTGAAATGCAAACAGAGTCAATGCTAGAACTAGGCGATGCAATCCGCGACGAATTAGGCAGTGAAATGAGTGAACAATTCATTGGTACTGTAAAGCCAGCATTAGAACAATTATATACGACTTTTGAAGGAACACGTGAAGCACTAACAGGTGGCGTAGCCATTATAACAGGCGAAGGTGGGCCAGAACCAATGCCAGGTGAAGAAGGCGGTGAGGTTCCTGCAGAGGACCCAGCGATGGAACCTGTCGACGATGGAACTGGTGAAGCAGGTGCTGAAGAACCAGTTGCTGATGAATTTGGCGCAAGTGAACCTGCTACAGGCGGTGAAGAAGTTGCAGACAGGGAAAAAAGAGAAAGCGTAGAAAGATCACGAAGATTAGGAAACATCCTAAGTAGCGAAGAGGCTACTTCAAAAAAAAAGTCTTAGAAGGCCAAACTCTTAAAACAGAATTAATCTCAATTTTTCGTAACATGATAGGCGGTGCTGATAATAAAAAACAGCCTGCCTATCTTTCTTTTCAAGCAATTAATAAAATAATGCTCAATACAGGGCATCCACAATTTGATTACAATGGATTCAAAGCAGTTTATGATGCTAATCCAGACTTCCAAATGTATATTAAAAACTTTGACGATAAAGGTGTTACTCTAAATACTAAAGTTGAAGCACCTTCAGATGCTCAAATTCCTCAAGATGCTGGCGGCGATACAGTAGACCAAATGGCAAAACGTGCCACTGCTAACGCTCAGTAATTACTTGACATAATCAAAAAACTGTTATATACTATATGCTATGAGTGAGTATAAATTCCTTCCCACTTTGATGTGGAAATATAATTATGAGGAAGGATTTGATTTAAAACCATTTAAAGATTGTTTGGATCGAACTGGAATCAGAGGACACTATGAATCCGACGGTGGCTTAACTACTGCTGGCATGGGAGAAAATCCTCACGAATGGCCTAGCCTAGTTCCATTTTTAACTTGGCTACAACCAAAAATAGAGTTAACATTAAATGAATGGTGTATTAATTGGAATCAATATCATATTACTAAAAGTTGGGTCAATAGTCATGTCAAAGGCGGCCATACAAGGACTCATGATCATGGTAATACTCATATAGTTGTTTCGTGTTATATTAAACAACCCGAAAACAGTGGCCATGTAGAATTTGAAAATATCTTACGACATCATTGGGTACCTTATATGCGTAAAGACGAATCTAAAAATATGCACGACTATTATAGTGTAGTACCAATTAAACAAAATGATATAATTATATTTCCAGGATTTTTATCACATCACTCACAAGTTAGTAATAGCGACGAAGAAAGGTTAGTTTATACTATAAACTATTTTGTAAATTAATATGTATGAAGTAAAAATAATACCAAATTTAGTTTTCAAATATAATTACGAACCTGGCTTCGATATTAAAAAATTTAACGAGCATCTCGACGAATGGGGTGTAAGTAGTAAAACAGTTTCTGAACGTGATGGTGGAATAACTACAGCTGGAAATAATGATAACCCACACTTCTGGCCATCACTAACACCATTTATGGATTGGCTTAAACCTAAAATAGAAATTGCTCTTAACGAATGGGACGTTGCATACGACTCATGGTTTATGTCTAAGAGTTGGGTCAACCGACATACTAAAAACAGTTGGACAGATGCCCATGAACATGGTTCAGGATCAGTAGTAGTTTCTTGTTATGTTAAGCAACCCTCTAACGGTGGTAATATTATGTTTGAAACATTATTACGTGAACGTTGGGTAGCTTATTCAAGAGAAGATAAACATAGTAATATTCATGATTATTGGAGAGAAGTAGCAGTAAATACAAATGACGTTCTTTTATTTCCAGGATGGATAACACATAAAACACAAGCTAACCAAACAGATGAAGATCGCATTGTGTTTACAATTAATATAGGGGCTATCTTACAAGATGCAACATGGAAAGCTAGTGATCTTCATATAGAAAAAAAGGTAGAACACAATGGACTTAGATAAAACAGTAGACTCAGAGGATAATACAGTTGATGCTGAAAAGACTGCGGCAGAAATTGAAGTAGCTATCGCAACTATCATTGAAGAAAAATTGCAACCTAGTGTTGCTATGCATGGTGGTGAGATTAGTTTAAAAGAATGGGACCATAAAAATGGTATTGCAACTATTTTTATGTCAGGTGCTTGTTCTGGATGTGCTATGTCAACACAAACATTAAAGATGGGTGTTGAAAATACACTTAAACATTACATACCAGAAGTAAAGTCAGTACGTGGTGAAGAAGATATGAACTCAGGGGTTGATCCTTATATGTCTTACCAGGCATATAACCCATTCAGAAACGAGGAATAACTTTAATGGAAGGTAGTTGGCAGTTTACATCTGCACTTAACTTATGGATAGCTGAGACTTACTATCCTAAATGGAAGGATCTTGAAGAACTGTTTGAAGACAAAGGTCCTGATCAAAGTGCTGAAAAAACTACTTTCAATGGATGGCAATTTGATACAACTGAAAAAATAAAAAAATATAAATTAGACGAATGGTTCCAAGATATATGTCGTAAACGTAAAATTCCTATTAAAAATATAAAAGTAAACCAATCCTGGTGTATATTATACGAAGATGGTGGCTACCAACATTTACATTGTCATGGTCCAACATTAATTAGTATGGTAATACATTTAGACTCACAACCAGAGCTAGAAGGTATGTTATATACAATAATACCTAAAGAAAATAATGAAATGATTATTAATAACTATTTGCCGACCCCAGGGCAAACTATTATACTCGACGGCAGAGTATTTCACGGAGTATATCCTTGTAAAGCAGGCCGAAGAACTGTAGTTGTTGACTTTGATTTCGATTACTTACAGCCCAGTGAAACACACGATCAAGCAATATGGGGTTCACCCACTATTAATATGGAATAACCCGGATGAAAAAATATGACAGCGTCAATTAAAAATCATGTAGAATGGGACGAGTTTCTTAAAACAAGTAAAGCTGAAGACTTTACAGGTGACAATTATTATGGTACTAATACTAATCAATTTATTATAGAAACTGTATATCCTTTTTGGGAGGAAATAAGTCATAGTGCATTTACAGAGTATGAAGAAAAAACTGACTATCCTGATCGTGTACAATACAGTATTAATCCAAAGCAAATACCTGTAAAAATAACAAGTTGGTTTACTAAAAAAATAAAAGAACATTTAAAACATATTGATAACGTATATCCTTTTGAGTCGTGGGCAATTGACTATAAAGATGGAGGATATCAAGCAGTACATAATCATACTAAACAGCCTAGTTTAATTAGTATGATAATGTTTTTTGATACAATAACAGATGCACAAAAAGTACAGCCAACGGATGGTTGTACATATACATTGATGCCTCATACTGATGGTGAGCAGATGTGTTCTCATTTTAATCCTTTTCCTGGAAAAGTTGTTATTTTTGATGGGAAAGTATATCACGGAACATATCCTTGTAAAGCACCGAGAAGGTGTTTTGTAGTTAACTTTAAGTATGAATATGTTACTATGGAGCCTAGAAAGTGATTACACAACGATTTGATTATACAACCCTTGACAAACAATCAATAGACGGAAAACGTTTATATGCTTGTCCTGACGGTAACCATGTTGCTAGTGTTACAACTATATTAAGCAAAACAAAAGACCAAACTGCTCTTAATGAATGGCGTAAAAGAGTAGGTGAACAAAAAGCAAACGAAATTACAACTGAAGCCGCAAGTGTTGGTACACGTATGCACAAATTTCTAGAAGATTATATAGATACTGGTGATTGGCCTGAAGCAGGCTCGAATCCTTATAGTCAACAAGCAAATGAGATGGCAAAAGTAATAAAAGAAGAAGCATTAACGTTTGTAAGTGAAATATGGGGTAGTGAAGTATCATTATACCATCCTAAGATATATGCAGGCACTACAGACCTCTTAGGCGTCTTTAAAGGGTCGAATTGTATCATGGACTTTAAGCAAACAAATAAGCCTAAAAAAGACGAATGGGTTGATGACTATAAAATGCAATTAGTAGCCTACGCCCTAGCACATAACGAATTATATGGTACTAAAATACAAGAAGGACACGTTTTTATGTGTTCTAGAGACCTTACATATCAACAATTTGATGTTTATCCTGATACATTTAAAGAATGGGAGTCTAAATGGTGGGATAGAGTCTACCAGTACTATGACCGTTTCGCATAAATACTAAAAACAAGGAGTTGAAACGTGGCAATAGTACAGATTAGCCGAATACAAATTAGACGTGGACAAAAACTTACTGGTTCTGGTGTACCACAACTAGCAGGTGGCGAATTGGGCTGGGCAGTTGATACTCGAGAGCTTTATATAGGTAATGGCTCTGTATCAGAAGGTTCTCCAGCAGTAGGTAATTCAAAAATTCTAACAGAACACGATAATTTATTCTCATTTGCCGATCAATATCAGTACCTAAAAGGCGAGTCAACAATGCTAACAGGTACTACACCTACAACACCTGTAACAAGAACATTACAAGATAGATTAGACGAAAGAGTTAATGTTAAGAGCTTTGATGTTAAAGGTGATGGAATAGATTGTACTACAAAATTTCAACAAGCTATCGATCAATTATATATTAATACAGCAACTAAAGGAAGTACAACTAGCAGAGTAGTTCTTTATATAGATGCTGGTAGTTATACAATTTCTTCAAGTCTTAAAATTCCACCACACGCAAGTATTATTGGATCTGGAGCAGATAAAGTTATTATAACACAAACTGGAAATGATCCTATTTTTGAAACTGTTAATAGTGGAAGTACTCCAGGTTCGCCAGCACAAGATTCTACGAGTACAACATTAAATCAAGCAAGACATATTCATATTAAAGGAATGACGTTAAAACATAGTTCAACTAACGTAGGCTTAAAATTACAAAGTTGTCGAGAAAGTATTTTTGAAGACTTAATTATAGAAGGTGGTTGGACAAGTGGTTCGGCTCTTCTTGCTGATCAAATTGGTATTAGAATGAATTCTTTAAGTACGGCTGTTAATACAGTTAGGAATACTTTTAGAAATGTACAAGTAAAAGGATTTGCAAGAGCTATCGAATCTAAATATGATATAGAAAATAACTTATGGGACAAATGTGTATTTGAAACATTAGGTTATGGGTTTGTATTTGGTGACGGTACAGTTATTAACAATGCAGGGATGTTAACTGGTCCTATTCATAACGTTATTCAAAATAGTAAATTTCAAGATATTGATAGAAATGCTATTTGGATACACACAGGTAATTTTAATACTAGTGATAATAATGTTTATGTAGATGTAGGAAACAATGGTGGTGTAGAAGCTAATGCGGCTCATCCAGTTATTAAATTTTCAGTTGGTACAGCATTAAGTAATGTATCGGCAGGCGATTACTTTAGTAGAACACAACAATTATCATACGATCAATCATTAATGACAAGTTATCCATACATTCCAGAAATTGAAGGTGAATCTGTATACGATATGGAATTTTCTTATAGAATTAATGTTGTTCAATACACATCATTCGTTAGGGTTCTTAGAGCTCCGGGTGACAGTGATCGAACAGTATATGTTGATTATATATACAGATCAACGTCTGTAGATGCAGTAAGACAAGGAACACTAGAAATTCTAGTTAATAGATCATTAGGTACAGCTACTTTAACTGATGACCATTCCTATTTAGGTAGCTCACTTTATGAACCAAATATCACATTTAGAGCATCAGTAACTGATGAAAATGGCGACACAATAGTTGACACAATAGTCATTGAGATGTTAAACTTAACTAGTGCTGATACAGGTACAATATTATTTAAAGTGAAATATAAATCATAGTGCTTTTAGATGATTATACAGTAAAATTAAGCCAGTGGCAATGGTTACGCAACAGGCTTGAAACTAGTATTAACCCTTACCAGGAAGTAATAAACTACTATAACGCACAAAAAAAGTGCAAATTGAGTACCGATCCGTGGAATAAAGCTATTTGGCCTAACCCATGGGAACTTTTAGATTTCAATTTGTACTGTGATTTCACTTTAACACTTGGTACGTGTTACACTCTACAGTTAACCGATAGGTTTAAGGATTGTAAATTTGAGATACATATCAGTATAGACAAAGTAAATGAAGAATTATTATACCCTTTATACGTCGACGATAAAATTTTGTGTTATAATTATAATGAAGTTATTCAAAAAAACGAATTACCCACAACGATTATATCACAACGAATTTACAAGATGCCTCGGTTACAATAAATACAATATCATTTACTAATAAGAACAGTAACATAGTAGGAGATTTCAATGTCAAACGGCGTAGGAATACACATTAGAAAAAGAGACGGCAGACTAGTACCCTTAAATATAGATAAAATTCATTTTGTAGTAGAAGAAGCAGTAGATGGACTCGCGAATGTAAGTGCTTCACAGATAGAAATGAACGCTAACATTCAATTTTATGACGGAATGAGTACACAAGAAATTCAAGAAATTTTGATCAAGTCTGCAAACGATTTAATTTCTTTAGACATTCCTAATTACCAATACGCCGCGGCAAGATTACTTTTATATCCAATTTATAAAGAAGCATTTGGTCATTTCAAACCAATTACATTACAGGAAATGATTGATAAAAATATTAAACGTGGAGTGTATGATCCTGCAATCCTAGAAAAATATTCTGTTGAAGAAATTAAAACATTGGACAAGTACATTAAACATCAACGAGATGAAAATTTTACTTACGCAGGACTAAGACAAATTGTAGACAAGTACCTTTGCCAAGATAGAAGTAGCGGAGAAATTTTTGAATCGCCACAATTTATGTATATGATGATTGCGGCAACATTGTTTGCAAACTATCCAGAGAAGAATCGTTTAAATTATGTAAGGAGATATTATGATGCGACCTCACTTTTTAAAATCAATATCCCAACGCCAGTCATGGCTGGGGTCCGTACCCCTGTTCGACAATTTGCTTCGTGCGTTCTTGTTGATAGTGATGACACCCTTGATAGTATTTTTGCTAGTGATATGTCAATTGGTAGATATACTGCCCAAAGGGCCGGCATCGGAATCAACGCAGGTAGAATAAGAGCTATCAATTCTAAAATTAGAGGAGGAGAAGTTGCACACACAGGCATAATTCCTTTTCTAAAAAAGTTCGAGTCAACTGTAAGGTGTTGTACTCAGAATGGTGTACGTGGTGGAAGTGCTACAACCCATTTCCCTATTTGGCACTTAGAGATTGAAGATATTTTAGTCCTAAAAAATAATAAAGGAACTGAAGATAATAGAGTTCGTAAATTAGATTATTCAATTCAAATTAATAAACTAATGTACGAACGATTATTAAAGAACGAAGATATTACTCTTTTCTCACCTCACGACGTGCCAGATTTATATGAAGCATTTTTTACTGACCAAGAATTATTCCAAGAACTTTACGAAAAATATGAACGAAAGACTTCTATTAGAAAAAATAAAATTCCTGCAATGACTCTTTTTTCATCTCTAATTAAAGAACGAGCAGAAACGGGTCGCATTTATATTATGAACGTTGATCATTGTAATACACATAGTTCTTTTAAAGATACTGTTTATATGAGCAACTTATGTCAAGAAATTACATTACCTACAAAACCATTACAACATATTGATGATCCTAATGGAGAAATAGCATTATGTATTCTTTCTGCAATTAATGTAGGTAAAATTAATCAACTAGAAGAATTAGAAGGGTTATGTGATTTAGCTGTTAGGTCTTTAGATGAAATTATTGATTACCAAAGATATCCTGTAAAGGCGGCTGAAATAAGTACAAAAGCACGTAGATCTTTAGGTGTTGGCTATATTGGCCTAGCACATTATCTAGCAAAGAATCAAGTAAAATATACTGATAAAAAAGCATTAACAAAAGTACATGAATTAACTGAAGCATTTCAATATTATCTTTTAACTTCATCAAATAATCTTGCAATCGAAAAAGGTAAGTGTGAATACTTCGAGCGTACTAAATATTCTGAAGGGTTACTGCCCATCGATACTTATAAGAAGGACCTAGATGAAGTATGCAGTATTACATTAAAATATGACTGGGATGATCTTCGTAGAAGCATTAAGGATCATGGCCTACGCCACTCCACATTGTCCGCACAGATGCCATCGGAGAGCAGTTCGATTGTGTCAAATGCCACAAACGGAATTGAACCACCTAGAGGATACTTGTCCATTAAGAAGTCCAAAAAAGGGCCTCTTAAGCAGATTGTTCCACAGTATCAAGCATTAAGAAATTATTATACGTTACTATGGGATATGCCTAGTAATGAAGGATATATTAATATTGTTGCAGTAATGCAAAAGTTTTTTGATCAAGCAATTAGTGGTAACTGGAGTTATAATCCAACCCATTATGAAAACAATGAAGTACCAATGAGTGTAATGATACAAGATATGTTAATGACTTATAAATTAGGATGGAAGACATCATATTATCAAAACACTTATGACCTTAAAATTGATGATACAGAATCAATACAAGAAGTTCGTTCCGAAAGCACACCTAACTCATACGAACCTGAAATAGAAAAAACAACTGATAAATTAGAAGAAGAAGATTGTGAAAGTTGCGTTATATAACGTAGGATTATAAATTAACAATGGTAAAGACAGTATTTAATAGAGACAAAGTTGATTTCACTAAACAATATATGTTTTTTGGAAAAGACCAGAACACACAAAGATATGATGTATTTAGATTTCCAGAGTTTGATAAGCTCAATCAAACAATGCTTGGATACTTTTGGCGACCTGAAGAAGTAAGTTTACAAAAAGATCGTTCAGACTATGCAAACTTTAGACCAGAACAAAAACATATCTTTACAGCTAATTTAAAATATCAAACACTATTGGATAGCGTACAAGGTCGAGGACCAGCGTTAGCTTTCTTACCTTATGTATCTTTACCAGAACTTGAAGGGTGCATTGTTACTTGGGACTTTTTTGAAACAATCCATTCTCGTTCTTATACACACATTATGAAAAATGTTTATGCAGATCCGTCAGAAGTGTTAGATAAAATCTTAGATGATAAAGAGATTTTAAAACGAGCTGTAACAGTTACTAAACATTATGATAACTTTACTAGTGTAGCTAATAAGTATTACCATAATAAAAAAGGTACAATGCGTGAAGTTAAAAAGAAATTATTTCTAGCAATGATGAATGTTAATATTTTAGAAGGCTTACGTTTTTATGTATCATTTGCTTGTACATTTGCATTTGGTGAATTAAAAATGATGGAAGGCTCTGCTAAAATTATTTCTTTAATTGCTAGAGATGAAGCAACACATTTAAATCTTACAAATCATATTCTTAAAAATTGGATGAAGGGTGAAGACGATCCTGAAATGAAAAAAATTGTTAAAGAATGTGAAAATGAAGTTTATGATATGTGGCGAGCCTGTGTCGAGGAAGAAAAAGCGTGGACTAACTATCTATTTAAAGATGGAACTATCATCGGATTAAATGAAAATTTATTACACGCTTACGTAGAATATATTGCTAACCGTAGATTAAAAGGACTAGGATATGATACATTATTTCCAGATCGTCCTTTAAATACAAATCCTCTACCATGGACACAACATTGGTTATCAAGCTCAGGAATGCAAGTAGCACCACAAGAAACCGAAGTTGAGTCATATATCGTAGGTGGCATCAAACATGATGTTTCTGAAGATGCACTAAAAGGATTTAAACTATGACATCGGTAATTTACAGTAAACCAAATTGTCCTTACTGTGATAAAGCAAAAGCATTATTAAACAAAACACAAATAGAATGGCGAGAAGTAGTAATAGGAAAAGACATAACAGTAGAACAACTGTTTGAAGAATTTAGATTAAACAATCAACCACAACCGAAATCAGCACCACAAATTATTTTACATGGTAAGTATGTTGGAGGGTATAACGAACTCCAACAGTATTTTGAAAACTGTGACTTAGGAAGAAGCGATACATAATGTTAATTGAAAAAACTTATAAAATTAATGATATAGTTACTATTAAACTAAAATCTGGTGAAGAACTAGTTGGCAAACTTGAAGCTGAAGATGATAAAGATATTAAAGTTCATATGCCGTTAACACTTGTAGCGAGTGAGAAAGGTATAGGATTACAGCAATTTTTATTTACAGCTGATATAACTAAATCTTATACTATTAAGCACGAAGCTATTACATTAATTGCACCAACTAAATCAGAATTTGCTGAAGGTTATACTAAACAAACATCATCTATAATTACACCCCAAAAGCCTAGTATTATTACATAATAAATACTAGTATGGCAGATGTACATAGAAATACAGATACTCGTGTTTGTGGAGCGACTACAACTGTAGTCGGCAATATCGATGTCTTTGCTAACAATTTACTAGTATCTGTTAACGGCGATCCTAATTCACATGGTGCAGGGGAACTAATAGCCCATTCAAATGAAGTATATGCCGATAACATTCTTACAGTAAATCATACACCAGATACAGCCAATGCAGATAATAAATGCCCTGTTCCACCACATTGTGCTCCAGAAACAGCTAAAGGATCTCCAAACGTATGCTCAGGAGATCCAAAAAAAGCCCCAATAGTTGTCCTACCACCACCTGTAGTAGCTAAAATAGAATTACAAGTTGAAACCTATCTTGCTGAGCCATATGTTCGTCCTCCAGGATATGTCCCTACTGAAGATGAAAAGCAACAGATGGAGGAAAATTTAGACGATACAGTAGATGTTGAAGAAGGTGGAGATATAATTGCTGAAGAAGAACATCAAGTATATGAAGACGTGTGTCATCCATTTGACGGAGTATTAGATCAACATCTTTTAGAATCATCAAAAGACTTATGGGATGAAACAGGTATGGATGCAAAATACATTGGTACATATCCTAATGGAGCATACGAGAACCCAAGTAATCCTAAAATTTTAAAGATATGGGATGATATAGGATTTAGAGGTAGCAAAGTTTGGGAAACTGATCAAACTGCATGGTGTATGGGTTATGTTAATTATGTTTTAAAGATGGGAGGCTACCAATGGTTCCAAACTTCTACGGCACTTCATGCTGATATAAAGAGAGATAAATTTGGATTTACAGAAATACCTTACGAAAACTGGGATGAAGCAAAATGTGGTGATGTATGCCTTTGGAAATTTCCTAAAAAAAGGAAGACAAAGGGAAAGTGGGTAATTATACCAGGAGAATTTTCTTATCACGTAAACTTTCTTTATACAAATAAAAACCAACGTATGTCATTTGTTGGTGGTAATCAAAAAGATGCGGCAAGTAGTGATAACAATCCATCAGGAGGAGCAGTAACTCATTCTTGGAGAGGATCAGCTGAAAGTCCTTTTAATAAAAAAGGCAAAAAAGATGGACTTGGTGATTATTTTTACAAAACTCGTGGACACGATACCAACTTAATTAAGATTTTTAGACCAAAAAAGATATAATGGCGAAGTAAATAGCCATTTTAGGCGTTTTAAAGCCACTTTCTGCATTAAATAATATTAATAACTATACATAATTATACAAACAGGAGATTAAACATTATGTCAACTCATGAAGAAATTGTTCAAGCATATGAGTCTTACTTAAAAGAATCAGAATCATTTGAACAGAAAAATGTTAAAGCCGCGGCGGCTAGGGCACGTAAGGCATTAGGTAACTTGGGCAAATTAGCAAAAGGTCGTAGAAAAGAAATTCAAGATCGAAAAAATTCCCTTTAGACTATAATTAACACAAATATAGCATAGGTAGTCAACTTGTGCTATATTGTGTTATATCTGTATTAAATTTCACACAATTGTTGATAAATATTTCTATAAACAAGTTCAATTTGTTTATAACTACACAAGGACAACATAATACATATGAGTAAGATGACTGGAAAATTAAAATGGTTTGACGCCAAAAAGGGCTATGGGTTTATAACACCTGATGATGGTGGCAAAGACGTTTTTATTCACATCTCTGCATTTGAGCAGGCACACATAACTAACATTCGTGATAAGATGGTTTTAGAATATGAGCTAGTAGATAATCGCGGGCGTGAGATTGCTGGCAATATAACCCAACCCGATAATTTCAATAGATAATAATCTAATCGCAATTAATACTACGAAATGGAATTGGCTTACCTTCTGAGTCAACTATTAATTCATCGTTAGCTGAACCGCATAGTAATTTCTTACCATTGGTGCTTACAAACATCGTTGGTTTAATCTCATGACCATTTAAGTATCGTTTGTTATTAACGGAAACGAACCCTCGTTTTTTAATTCCTGCCATTTGCCCTCTTTTTCTTTATTTCAGTTCAACAGTTCCACCAGCTTCAACTAAAGCAGTTTTACACGCTTCAGCTTTATCTTTGTCTACTTCTTCTAGTACAGCTTTTGGTCCTTCTGCACAACCTTCAACAAAGTTTTTGGCTTCTAATAACCCTAGGTCCATAAACTCTCTGACCTTTTTAAGAACAGCAATTTTCTTATCAGCGGCAAACCCTGTTAACATTACCGTTGCTGTATCTTTGACTTCTTCGACTGGTGCTTGTACTTGAGCTGGTTGGCTCATTAAAGCATCTAAGTCTAGCCCCCATGCCTTTTCTAACTTCTTAGCTAGTTCGCCAGCTTCAACAACATTTAAGTTGCCCAACTGTTTTACTAATGTATCTAAATCACTTGACATTGGATCCTTTTTAATGTATAGTTATCCATATACGAATAAATACTGGTGAAATTAGATGTACAACCGGAGATTTGATATGGAAATTGAATTTATAGAGGCTCGAGATGAAGAGCCTGCGAGTATGGTGCAAAGGGAAATTGGCTAAAGTTAAACCTTTGATGCCCTGGATGTTAAGAGCTTATATACTTTGGAGTATAATAGCCGACCTTACCCTCTTGGGTGGAATACTGTATCTTGCCATTTACGGTGTACCTTTCTAATCGGCACTTGACCTTTCTATTATATTGTGTTATAAATACACTTGTTAACGTTGAAGCTACACAAAGCTAAACAAGACGCGGGTTCAATTCCCGCCACCTCCACCAAATTGGAGCATCCGCGGAGTATATATTTTCCGCAAGTATACAGTCCGGGGGTGAACTGGGATCGATTGGTAGTGTATAGTGTACGTGGAGTTGCCCGTAAGACACGACGGCCTCAACCTAGCGGTTGTTGGAATTAGTTCGAACACTATAAATGCTAACTTAAAAGCATCAGGTAATGTAACCTTTGTTGATTTCAAAGCGAAATTACCGACAAATGAACAGGTGTTTGCCTTAGCGGCATAGCTTGTACGGAGTTTGACCTACTTGGCAACAGGACAGGTTGGGATTGGGCCTTCGGGCCCAATCTTTTTCTTGACATCCTCTAAATTTTATATTATTATAACAGCTACTTTTTTAAATGGTCTTTAGCTATGTCGTACCAATACACACCACTATCGCGAAGCAGTTCATTAGCAGTACGTAATTTTTCTAATCGTCTACATAAAACACCAAGTTTATATTCACTTAATGGTTTATCGTCTTCGCATAATATCGTTAGTCTTTTTAGAACATCATCAATTGCAGGGCAAGTGATGTCAGGAACTTTTGGCGCATTTCTTTTAAGTCTACGCCACTCAGCGTTAGTAAGGGTCATAGCACCCTCCTTTAGGTTTGCATTATTATTTAAAACCAGTTGTAAACAACTTATGTACTCTTATTATTAAATAATTTGGAGATTAGAATGATAGATCATAATAATAGAATTTGTATTGAAAAAGGATGTGATAAGTTAGGACAACACATGGGGCTCTATCTAAAAGATGGTACTCCTAGACGTAGAAACAGATGTGACATACATCATAAGATTAATATTCAATACGGTGCTGGATTATATATGGGCCATCGAAAAACCTACTGTGAAAATAAAGATAAACGGTTAGGATTTAAATGTACAACTAATGTTATTTGGCAAGGAATGTTAGATGTAGATCATATAGATGGAAACCATAATAATAATCATCCAGATAATTTGCAAACACTTTGCAAATGCTGTCATGCGTATAAAACTATTATAAATGAAGACTGGAAAAAATCGGTTGACAATAACTTCGAAAAGTTATATAATGCTTAAATAATGAATGGGGCTGTAGCTCAGTTGGGAGAGCATCTGATTTGCATTCAGAGGGTCGCAGGTTCGACTCCTGTCAGCTCCACCATGTATTTTACGGTCCGGTAGTAAAGCGGTTAATACGCCCGCCTGTCACGCGGGAGATCATGGGTTCGATTCCCATCCGGACCGCCAAATAATTCGAGGTTGTTATGAAACAACTAAATTTTAACAAAGGTGATGTAATTTTAAAAGAAGGTGAAATTAGCGACAATGCTTTTATTGTATTGGACGGTGCAGTTTCAGTAACAAAAGCTATGCCTGATGGAACCGAAAAAGAATTAGCTATTCTAGAAAAAAATTCAATTTTTGGTGAGTGTGGATTAGTAGACTCATTACCTAGAACGGCAACGTGTCGAGCACACACAAATAATTTAATAGTTGGAGTTGTAACTAAAGAAAATTATGCCCAACTTGTTAAACACAAACCCGACTCTCTTTTACCAATCTTACGTATTATCACGCAACGAATGAGAGATACATTAGAGTTTGTAGACCAGATATACGGTACAATAAAGAAATAGTCAGAAGGAACATAAATCGTGCTACGAGACAACCCAATCGGTGTGATTACGGATCAAAGGTATTATAACCCTACCGAACGTATCTTTGACGCCCTTGAACGAGTTGCTATTGATAGTGAAGGACTTGCTGGTCGTTTTAAACTAGCTAGTGCAATAGTGTATAGAAAAAATATTATTACTATTGGAACTAACAGTTATAAAACACATCCTATAATGAATGAGTACGGAGTAAACGATTCAGCAATTTATCTTCATGCAGAAATAGATGCTCTTAATAAAGCATTAAGATTTGTACAAGAAGATCAACTTGCAAAATGTGATTTATATGTATTGCGAGTTAAACGTGAAGATGGATTTGGTTCTGCATGGATTCGCGGCCTAGCAAAACCCTGCGACGGCTGTATGAAAGCTATAGAACGATATAAAATTAAGAATGTTTACTATACCAAAGATTATATAATGCAAATAAATAACTGAGTAGTTAATCGAAAGGAACTATTCATGTACGAATATAGATGTAAAATTTTAAGAGTAGTAGATGGTGATACTGTAGATGTGGACATCGATTTAGGTTTCGGTGTATGGATGCACAAAGAACGTGTAAGAATTTATGGACTTGATACACCTGAGTCACGTACACGTGATAAGGTCGAAAAGGTGTTTGGTAACTATGCTAAACAAATTGTTAAGGATTGGCTTCCTACAGGTAGTATTCAAAAATTAGTAACTGAAAAAGATAAGTCAGGTAAGTATGGCCGTATACTAGGACGTTTTAAAATCTTCGATGCTGAAACAGATAGAGAAATGTATATGGAAGAATGGATGATTAGTAAAGGAATCGGTGTAGCTTATACAGGACAAAGTAAAGAAGAAATCAAAGAAGCTCACTTGGCTAACAGAGAACGACTAATTAAAGAAGGAAAAGTAAAACTATAATATGTACAGACCATTACCAGACGGATTAACAATAAAAGAGTCCAACGTACAAGGATTAGGATTGTTTGCAACACAAAACTTTGATCCAGATACTGTTCTGGGAATTGTACATATTAATAATAAGAATTTCCCGCATGGTTATATTCGAACAGCTCTTGGAGCCTTTTATAATCATTCGGAAGATCCTAACTGTAAAACATTAAAAGGATTTTGGCACCAAATACCGGTTGTTTATCTAGTAACTAAAAAGAGCATTAAAAATGGTGATGAACTTACGGCAAAATATACTTTGTACAGCGATTTTGACTACTAACGCCCCGCCTATAGTTATCAGAGTATAAAATTACACCCTAATTTAGTATTAAATATTATTAGTTAAGGAATTTATATGCCTAGATGGGTACTAGGGTTTGTGTTCCTCTTTACGTTTATTGGAACAAGTGTATTGGCGGCAGAATTATACACAAGAGAACAAGAACCCGAATTATATTGTTTAGCAGAAAATATTTATTGGGAATCACACCCGGATAACCTTGCGGGCCGAGCCGCGGTTGCTGACGTGGTTCTTAATAGAGTAGAAGATCCTCGATTTCCAAATACCATTTGCAAAGTAATCTATGACGCAGTTTATGAAGAAAGTTGGAAAACTAAAGGCAAAGAGGTTCCTGACGCAGAACGCATTTTTAATCCTGTCCGTAATATGTGCCAATTTAGTTGGTGGTGTGATGGCAAGCCAGATAACATTCTTAACAAAGATGGAGAAAACTGGCGTAAGATTCAAGAACTAGCATATAAAATGGTTACTCATGGATACCTACGTGGAATTAGCGACAACTCAACTCATTATCATGCACCATACGTTCATCCAGAATGGAATCGACGTTTTGAGAAAAAAGGACGAATTGGTATGCATTTATTCTATCGACAAAATTAATACTTGACAATTTAGATCTTATTTGTTATAGTAGTTCTATTATGACAATGCATTTAGTTAATGGGCTCACTAGCCTAAATACCAAAAAACGTAAAACGAAAAGGAAGCCCGATTCGTACTACGAACCTGGTTGGCGTAAACACAACAAACTTTTGAAAAGGTTGAATACGGATACAATGACCTTAAACGAATATATCGATTATATTCGCGGTGTTTACAAACCAATTAAGAAACGGTATCCCGTAAAGACCTATACCCCTGGGAGTGTAGTGTCAACGGTTAGCACGTCGGTCTCCAAAACCGAAAGTGAGGGTTCGATTCCTTCCACTTCTGCCAAACCCAATATCGATGGCGGAACAAGAAATTGGAAACAAGAACAAGAACGTATCCAAATTAGTAAACAATATACAATAGTTCCTGCATATAATAAAGGACCATATATGGTTGTTTCCAAAAAAGATTTAAAAACTGCTGGAAAAAAGGTGTAAAAACTTTTTGGCAATATCAATTCAAAATAGATACAAAATAAACTTGACATTATTGATCTGTTTTGTTATACTATAGGCATAATGAACTATACTTTCGGAGGCTAAAATGAAAGGCAACTTAAAAACACTAGGAATTATAAGTGCTATTGCACTAATGATGTCTGCGTGTACAACTACGACTCAAATTGTTGAGCGTGAAAAAGACGTTGTACCAACTTGGTACATGAATTGTGAAGACACCGGATCAGAAGGCTGGTTTTGGTGGAGTAAAGACTACTACTATGCTTGTGGTGGTTCTGTAAGTGGATTTAAAGAAGCGGCTTATGACAAAGCTACTCAAATAGCAAAAACTAAAATTGCTGATCGAATTAATGGCGAAGTTAATAAGCGAACTACAATCGAATACAATGATGCTGGTAGTGAAGACTCGCTATCAAGTTCAACCCAAAGTCAATTGCTTATTGTTAATAAGATAACTGACACCGCGGTTAGACACTATTCTCAAACTGAAGGTTACCTATACAAAAGAAATGGTGTATATCATTACTTTGTAATGGTTAAAGTTGAGAAGAGTATTATTGATTCTTTGGTATCTGAAGCTAAAGCTAAAGCAAATAAAGTAGATACCAAAAGTATTGAGAAATCTGCAAAGCAGTTATAATACACAAGGAGTATAAAAATGGTTAAACCATTTTACAAAACACTTCTGATTATTGGAGCCTGTGTGTTAGTGAGTGCTTGTGCAGGTAAACAAAAACTCACCTTGCAGGAGGCAGGCCATCAATATTGTACAACTACTAAAACTATGGTTGAGCAAGATGGTGTGCTTAAAGAAATCAAAGTAACAGAGTGTAACGACGATAATGTCAAAAAACTAATGCCACCTAAAATGGGTCTTGGCTCACAATGTCAAGAACATTGGTATTACATAAATTTGGGTGGACGACAAGTAAAACGGAAAGGTTATGCTTGTTTATTTAAGGGAGATAGCTATGAAACTTCGCGATGGTATATTGTTAAGTCTCCTTATTAGTTTTCTTACTGCCTGTAGTTCAACTGGGGAGAAACTTACATCATATACAAATAGCACTAGTACGACTTCTAGTGTCCAATCTACATACCAACCTAATGACAGTTATGTAAGTGTTATTGTTAACTTTACTAAATGGCATTGGTATAGATTACCAGATGAAGACAGACAAGCACAAGAACAGGCTATGTACTTCGCTTTAGATAATATAGAGAACGGCGAAACTACTAGCTGGTATAATAACGATACTGGAACTAATGGTACTGTTTTAGTATTATCTACATATCCACAAGGTAGTGGATATTGCAGAATAGTAGTATCCAGATTAAATTATAAAGGTAAAATGCGTGATTTTAAAGAAACAGCTTGTAGAGAAACCGGCCATCAAGGGTGGCGTTTTATACGATATTGATAATCTAACTATATTACGACTGAGATCGCTCCCGATAAATATAGTATCAGGGAGAATGAACTCCCTAGTAATATAGGGAGACTAGATGTTCTTAGCAATTTTAACATTCCTTTCTGCAATAACCATTAGTGCAGTAGCAATCTATTATAGTGTCGCCGGGTTGGCGGCAATTTTTGCGGCCGCAGTTATTCCCATTATTATTATGGGTGTATCTTTAGAGGTCGGTAAATTAGTAACAGCCGTTTGGTTACACCGTAATTGGAATCGTGCAGTCTGGTGGCTTAAAACATACCTTTCTATTGCCGTAGTCGTATTAATGTTTATTACGTCTATGGGTATTTTTGGCTATCTATCTAAAGCCCATATAGAACAAACAAGTTTAAGCATTGAACAATCTGCTAGTATAGAAACATTAGATGAAAAGATGATACGTTCGAATGCTAAAATCGAACGTTGGGAAAATGAAATGGATCGCCTATTAAAAGGCGATGATGTTAGAGTAGATACACTAGTTGAAAAAGAACAAATAGCATTAAACAAAGTATATGAACGTATTAACGCAGAAAAGAAAACTGCTAACGATCAAGCAAATAGCGATATTGATGTATTAATTAAAGAAAAAGATTCAGCAATAGCAAATGCTGATAGAGAAATTAAATTACAAACTGATCGTTTAAATCAAGCAAAAGAACGTAAAGAAGCAGATATTGCCGCGGCACAAAAGAAATTTGAAGAATCATTTGGAGGTTCTAAAAAATTAGAAGAAGCAACAGAAGAAGCTAAAAAGAATGAATTGTCTGTAGCAAGTGCGGCACAAAGAGAAATTCGTGCTATTAATAAACGTCTAGCAGAAAAAGTAGACAAGATTGATGCACAAATTTTAGTTGTAAAACAAAACCTAGCTAAAAAATTAGAACAAATAGAAACAACATTTGGTCCTTCAGTTAAAGATATCGAAACTCGTATAGCAGGATTACGTAATCAAGCAAATGTTAAAACACAAGATATTGATAAACGTGTAGACGAACTAGAAAAATTTATTGATGCAGAAACTATAGTTGCTGATGGAATACGAGAAGAAAAAGCAGTATTTGAGAAAACATATAGACAACTAGAAGCAGACGTTGGGCCAATTAAATATATTGCTGAATTTATTTACGGACAAGAAGCAGATGCAAACCTATTAGAAAGAGCTGTTCGTTGGGTTATTATTATAATTATATTTGTTTTTGATCCATTAGCAGTCTTACTATTAATAGCAAGTCAATATTCATTTATGTATAGACGTCATACTGATTGGGGCGGCATTGGTCCTAGTCCTTTTGTACCACCTGAAGACTCAGGCCCAAAGGACGATCCCGAGGACGATCCTGAGCCACCAACACCGGCTCCCGAAGAAGAAGTAGAAGAAGAAGTAGAAGAAGATATGACTCCTATGACTGAGGAAGAAGAATACCGTAATGCAGATATTACTAAAGAAGAAGCAGAAAAACAAGCTGAAAAATTTATTGAAAGTGTAATGAATAAACAGCCAGAACAAATGGAACTTGATTTACAAGAACCTGCAGAAGAACCTGACCCAAGACAAATGGAACTTGATTTCGATGCTGAAGACAAACCTAAATTATCCGAAGACGAACTTAAAAAATTAGACGAAGAAGATGAAGAATGGAAAAAAGCTAAAGCTCAATGGAAGTCTGACAATCCAAAGGAACAAATTAAAACACAGAAAGTAGCTTATGCTGTTGGCAAAATTAATGAATTTCCTTGGGAAAAAGATTACAGAGATATGAAGGTTAAAAAACAAACTGAATCTGAAAAAATGCAAGATGAGTTAGAGCCCATAACTGAACTAGACGAAGCTATGGAAGAAATTGATAACGTAGATAAATGGAACGAATTTATCGATAGTGCTAACGAGGCGGCAGAAGCAGAAGATCAAAAAAAAAACTTCCGAAGCACCAATTACTTCACAAAAGTGAGCAACAAACAACTTCTAAAAGAAACGAAAGAAGCACCGGAAGACGAGACTACTACACAGAAGTAATTGAACCGGAAAATTATATTCAAAATGCCGAACAGAACCAAGAATCTGTTTGGAACAAAATAAACACTAATAAGTAGTTACACTATGTCAACACCAGTAATTAATTTAATTACACCGCCTGATAAACTATTCACAAAGGAATTAAGTTTTCTTTTAGTTAATCCTAGCGACACAATTAAATCTCAATTCAATGACATCTTTAAACACATTCAAAAAACTGTTAATCTATACTTAATGGAAGAATCTACTCCTATTAATGATGTAGATATGATTGAATGGTGCGTTGAAGTTAGTCATATAGTTAATTATGTTATTATTGATATTGACAATACTAAAGACTTGACTTGGTTAGTTGGATATCTTTTAAGTTTTGATAAAACTTACTACTTGACAAAAGATATGCAAATGCCGTATAATGTAATTAATAACAAAAGAATATATGATGTCAAGCAATTTGCAGAAGGAGTAAATTACTTTGCAAACGAGCGACCACAGACCTAAAGGTCTACAAGTAATTGTTAAAAATGGTAACATTGACAAGGCAATCAGAAAACTGAAAAAGAAGGTTGCCGATGATGGTATTCTTGTAGATTATAAAGAAAAGCAGTATTATGAAAAACCCAGTGATAAACGTAAAAAAGCTAAAGCGGCTGGTAGAGCTAGGGAACAACTAAAGTTGAAACGAAGATTGGAAGAATATGGATTTTAATCATGGAGTTAATCGATGAGAATCGAAGAAGAGATTAAATTAGATTATAAAGATGTTTTGTTTAAACCAAAACGGAGTAAGTTAACAAGTCGTAAAGATGTTGACTTAATGAGAACATTTAAATTCCATAATAGTGGTCGAACGTGGACAGGTATTCCTGTTATGGCATCTAATATGGATGGCGTCGGCACATTTTCTATGGCTAAAGTATTTCAACAACAGAAAATGCTAACAATTATTAGAAAGCATTATTCAGTTGATGACTGGAAA